GTGTTAAAAAATGTCCAAACTGTACTCCAATCTTTAGTGGTCCATCCGATAAAAGTTTTCTTTTTCATTTCCCCTCCAATAGTTCTTTGTTCTCCATAGCGGTGCCGATGATTTCTCCATAGCCAAAGCAACAATCAGTATCCCAAGAACCATCTCTCCTTTTCCACCTAATAGCAAAACTAGGAGCTAGATAAAATACCTCTCCGATATTACCTTGTGGGTCTTTCAATAAATCGCCTACATATATTTCTTCCCCTTTACCATTCTTGTCTTTTAGCCCTGTGTATTGCATAAGTTCAACGCTATCTAAAGTTCTGTTTGGTTGAGAACATCCCTTTGATATAAAAGAAATAGTCATATCAGCAAACCTAATTGTTTGAACATTACACATTGTTTTTAATACTCTATCCCAAGCTCTGAACTTAATCTCTCTCATTGTTCACCTAATTTCTCCTTTACTACCCAAGTATAATCTTCATCGTAATCACCCGTTTTTATCATTATATATGTAATACCACAATAAGGACAATCAAATTGATAAAATGAGTCTGTTTCAATTTTTTTACCACATCTACAAGTTAGGGTTATTCTACTCATATTTATCAGCTTTTGCTTTTTTTAATTTTTGTAATAGCTCGATTAAATCATCTATATCATCATGAGAGAAGTCAAAGCAAAGTCCAGTTACTTCATCTTCTCCACTTCCCATTAGTGGGTACCAAACACTGCATCCAATGCCGTCAGGATACTTTACTTTATCCCCACATAATTTACCTTGTTTATATATTTTATTCATTTTCTTTCTCCTTTAAATTTGCCTCTTTCTCTTCTTTCTTTTCTATTTTTATTTCTTTCTTTAATTCTTTTAAAATTTGTTTTGCTGCCCAATCCAAGCAGCTTGTATGTTTTTCACCATTAGTATAAAACTCTTGACCACAACTAACTCCTAATAAATGTCTTTTAATTGTTTTAGTTAATATTTCTTTATTAACCTTTGCTTGTAAAAGGATTGAATAAAGAATACTCATTGCACTAAGCATACCTTTCTGGCAATTACCAGATTTTCCCATATCCATTTTTATTTCATAAAGCTCACCATCATCAAAATTTTGGGTAAGATAAAAATTTCCACATTGTGTTTTCACTTTATGAGTTTTACCTGATAATACATCTGGACGTTTTTTCTTATTTATTGTTTTCATTTGCTTTACTTATGCTCCTGTTTAAACTTTTTAAAATTTTTAGTGCTTCTTTTCTTCTTCCTTCAAAAATTGTATCTATTATTTTCTTACAAGTTAAACAAACTTCTTTTCTTTCAATAAATGGTATTTTAAGTTTCTTTTGTTCAGTGCTCACCTTACCCATAAAATAAAAACTATCTTGTATATTTATTTCTTTTTTATATTCCTCTAATTTAGATAAGCTAACCATAGAAAAAAGAAAGGTTTCACCATTGATTGGGTGGCCACAAATATCACAATAAGTAAGATTCATAATTTTTTATTTTTTACAATCACTACAAGTTGTAGTTGTTGTTCCGTTGTTATGATATATCGTTGTATAAGTTTTTACAATTTTTTTACAAACGTCACATTTAATTTTTGGTCTATTCGGAAATATTTTTCCTAAATTTTCAGAAATCTTTTTTAGAGCTTTACCCGACCAACGATATGAAACCTTGCCGCCTTTCCCAACTTGTCTATTTCGGGGGTCATTTTTAAAACTGAATACGCCTTCTGATTTTAAATCGTTCATTTTCTTCTAATTTTTGTGAGTTGTAAATTAAAGAATAATTTTTCTTTATAGCATTTATAATTTGGTTGTTTTACTATTTCTTCTATACTTCCGAATTCATTTAATAATTTAGATGCTGTCTTCTCACCCATCTTTGGAATTACCTTAATAATATTATCAGCCTTATCACCTACCAAAGCTAAGAAATCAGCAAATTGTTCTGGTGTAATTCCATATCTTTCTTTAACGTATTCTCTTCCAAGTGTTTTCCAAACATTTTTTATTGGCATATATAATTTTACATTATCATCTATTAATTGACAATAATCTTTATCAACTGTTGCCATTAAAACTAAATCAACTCTTGTTTTTAATTTTTCAGCAGCAATGCCAACTAAATCATCAGCTTCCAATCCTTCTTTCTTGTAATTACGGATATTCATTCTTTTAAGTTCTTTTGGCATTTCTATTAATTGTGATAATAAATTTGGGTCTATTTTTGGTCTTGTTGCTTTGTAATCAAGAGTTAATTTATTTCTAAATGAACCACCTTTTGAATCAAAAAAGATAAAGAATTTATCTGTTGTTAATTTTAAATTGTTACTTAATGAAGATAATGTTTTTTTAAATTGCCAAATTCCATTTTTTGTTTTATCATTGAACCAAGATAACGTTGAAAAATACGACCTAAATAATAACCAGTTGCCATCAATAAGTAATACTAATTTGTTTTGCATATTTTTGTTACAATGCGCTTGAAAAAGCCATTCTTTTTAGTTACAGGGGTAGTTGTTCCACATTTGATACAACGATACATTCCCCCACTGATGTAAATACAATTTTTAGATTGACAATTAGGACATTTCTTTTTCATTTTTAATCTCCTTAATGTTGTGTTCAGTTCTTAAATCTAAATCATTTCTAATCTCTATCAATGCTGCCATTATATAATCTTTATCACCTGGGTTTAAGGTTTTTGATTTTGAAGAATTCATTCCTAATTTTTTATCTTCCTTACCAGATGTAACAACATCAATGGGTTTATCAAAATAATCTTTTACTAATGTCTCTATAGTTTCATCACCACTAAAAGACTCTACCCTATTTTCTTTTGATGTAACTATTAATTCTAAAGTATCTAATTGTATTTTACTTTTCATTACTTATATTTATATTATATATTATTTTAATAATAGTTTATCTTCTAATTTATCTAAAAAATTAATCGTCCCAGAATCTAATTTGTATGTACCTGAATATTTAGAAGCAATAAATTCGGAGAAAGCTTCACTGGGATTTGAAGACGCATATACTGTTGGAAATTTTGTTCCAGTATAATTTGCTATCTTATATAAACTTGTTCCGTTAATTTTTAAATCCAAAATATTTTTATTATTATATATGGTATGTCCAATTTCATGAATTAAATTGTGTCCTTTAATATTCCCATAATACATTTCACTCCCAAATTGAGGGAAAATAACTTTTGATTTAGGCATATAAATAACATTTAAAGATTTGCCTTTTTGGAATAAATTAATAGACCGTTTAGCTGAAAAAGTTAAACCCCCAAGGTCAGTATTATATTTTGATACTCTTGTTATCTCGTTAATAATTGATTTACCATTTGACGATATAAAATTATTTAAAACTTTTACTTTCTTATCTCCTATAAACAACAATGATTTCTTTTCACCCATTCCCAATTTTAAAAATGCCTTTTGTCTTGCTTGCAACAATTCAAGTTTTTTAGATTGTAGTACCATCATTCCAATATCATCTAAATTTGAATGAGCTACTTTTGGAACTATCCCTACTGAATTATATTGATTTAAAGTTTGTCTTAAAAATTGTTTTCTTTGAATAGTTGTCAACGCTCTATAATCTGTTTTAAAAGTAGTCAAATCTGATTTTAATAAAGCTGAATTCTTTGTATAATCTTTTGTAAATGAATTAGCATATATTTTTTCCCCTTCTGTAACTTCTTGAACTTTAACTGGTTCAGTTAATCCAGCTGACACCTTATCACATCTACAGGAAATATGCAAAGGAACCATCGGTGCTGCATTAATTGGAAAGATTCTTCCGTCTAAATCCATACATTCTTCGCAAACACGAGAATCTCCGGCAGAAAGCCACTGAACTTGTTTAATTCCTCCTCTTCTATAAGCACCTACTCTACCCTCTGTTAATGCTCTTGCTGATTCTGTTCTTGCTATCATTTCAGCATATCGCTTATCTGATATTATATAAGAATATCCTTTTCTAACTTGTACCCCATCAACTATTTTAGGATTAACAAATACTTTTTTAGGTCCTAATTTAATGTCTCTTAATCTTCTTGCTATCATATATGGACTTAATCCATCAGCAACTCCGACAGCAACTACTCCTCTTACCCTATCACTTAAGCCATTAGTAATATGTTTTAATGTTCCCCAAAGTTTTTGTTGGTAAGCTTTAGTTTCTCTAAATTCATGCCAAGGTAGTTGTTCAGGAGATTTTCCTAAATCAGATAATCCTCTTTCCATTCCTTGCCCATAACTAACTCCCATAACCGACCATAATCTAGGATGATTCATAACATTCATTGCTGTCATTTCTTCTCTAAAAATTCTATCAAATTTGATTACATCAAATGAATCTAATTTCTTTTTCATATTAAAGGATTTTTCTTTGTAGGATAGTTGTGCAGAAACTTGTTCTAATAAAACTGTTATAGCTATTTCAACAGCTTCTCTAATAATATCGTCAATAATATTTATTGTGTTATTAATTACTTCTGAATTATTTATTAACCGCTCTTTCTGTTTACAAATAACTTTTTTAAACCAATCTCTATTAATTGGAAATTCTAATTTGTCACGATAAGAATCTAGTATATTATCTATTTTAATAACTGAAATAAATTGCTTTACTTTAAACATTTTTTATTCTTCTGTTATTACTTCAGAAGGTTTAGTTATATCAATAAGTATTGAATCAATTCTTTCTTTAATATCATCAAGTTTAGCTTTTCTACCATCTCTTTCAATTGTTTCTCTTAATTCTCTTAATTGTGAAGGAACAAGTAAAGCATCTCCACCTTCTTCTAATTTAGAATAACCTAACATTTCTCTTGCTTCATTAATTGATATTATTCCCAACTTACCAATATCATTTAATATTTTTGATACTTCTGTTAAAGTTAATTCTTGTTTAGGTTTTTCATAACTTATTTCTATATCATCATACCCAAATCCTTGTCTAATTAAAACTTCTGTTAAATGATGAGACTCTAAAGTTAATAAAGGAATAATTGCATCGGATGTAAATTGTCTCCTTTGTTCTTCTGAATTTAACTTTCCTGTACCTACATCTATAATGCCTAATACTATTGGTTGCATCCCGTATACTGCCATTATTTTATTTAGTATCCATCTTTGATATTCCATGAATTGCATTTCTTCTGGGCTTTCGGTTAACTTAGTAAATGAAACATCTTTATTTGAAGTTACCACAAATCTGCCAGCTTTATTTTTTGCTTGTGCTTTCCAAAACAGCATATTTCTTTTTAATTTCTTTTCTGCCATACCGGGAAAAGATAACACTCCTGAAATCATTCCATCATTTTCTAGTCTTCTTCTATTTAAAATAGCTGCTTGGTTATCAGCAATAATAGTATTATAAACAGATTCTATTGGGGACAACCCGTATACACTACCTGCTATGGGGTTTGCAACAAAATAAATTAATTCATCTGATTGAAAATCTGCTACTTTAACTCCATTAAACAATAATTTATATGCTGAATCTGTTTTAAAATTTCCATGTTTATCTACATTTACTTTTATATCTTGTCCCGCTATATCATAAAGTTCTTTAGGTTTTGCTGGATTTTTATTTTCTTCTACTTCGGCTTTTATAATTTTTGCTTTTATATCGTTTATTGTTTTATTATTTATTTTAATAGATTCGCTTAAATCTTTTTGGTTTTTTTGTTTTGATTTAAGTGTTAACATAGTTAATTTTTCAACTGCAACTTTTAATTTAACCTTTAATTGTTTAGATTCTTGACTTGCTTTAACTATTTCTAAAGCTCCTGCATCATAAATTAATATATCTCTTAAATATTTTCTTCTAATTGCATTAAAAGACTCTACCTTTGGATTAGGATTATCTAAAAGAGCTTGAATTTCATTAATTTTTTCTTCTATTTTTTTATTATCCTTTTTATCATCAGAACTTTCTTTAGCTTTAATAATTATTTTGTATTTACAAACTTCTTTAATTATTTTATCAGTACAAGCTCTTACCCAAGCATTTTTCCAATAACATTCCCATATTTTTGCATTAGTTAATCCAGATAATTGAAATATTTTATCCACATAGCTCTCGCCATATCCAACCCCATAAACGGTAGACTCCTCTATTATACCCCTTGAAGATTTTATAACTTTATTTTTATTAACCATTGGAATCTTCTCACCATTGCCTTTCTCAATACCTTTTTTTCCTTTTAAAAATTTCCACATTTTTTCTCCTTTTAAAAACTTTCCCCAACCCAATCACTAGGAACTTCATTACCAACATAATCTAACGCACTTTTAGTAAGAGCTGCAACGGTATCACTTACATCTTTTGAACCCCTATCAGTTCCTTCTTCAATGCTTCTTCTTAATGAAATCTCTGGATGGTCTACTTTATTATCTACTTTAATTAATTCCTCACATTCTCTTATAAAAACGGGATAGTCATAATAATCTATTGTTTTATTATAAATTCTTTCTTTTAAAGTTTGGTATGCTTCATCAGTTCTATCAACTGATAGTTGTTCACATTTAATTCCCTTTTTGTTTATGCACTGTTGAAAATCCACAGATTGATAACCATCTAAAGATATTTGCCCAAAAGGAAATCCTAAATCAACAAGTTTAAATATAAAATCTCTAATTCTCTCAAAATCAACTTCCCCTTCTTTAGAACGTAATTGCATCATAATATCTATAAAAACATGATAAGGTGCATCTTCTAATTGCATATTTTTTTTATATAGATGTCCTAATCCAAACCCAACAGCATCCCCATGTTGTTTTCCTTTTGCTAAATCTATATGAGCAAAATATAAAGCATCGCTATGTTGATTTTTTAAATCTGTTAAAAGTTTATCTTCCATTTCTGATAAGCCTGTTTTTATTTCAAGGTCATAAATTTCTTTTGTTTTAAATGGTTTAAAATGTGGAAATAAAACTAAATCATTTAAATCTTCAGTCTTTAAAGGATGTCCTACAAATGGAGACATTCTATTTTTATTAATTCCTTCTTTAATTTTTTCCCTATAAACAAAAAATGAATTACCTGCTCCCTTCATTAATATATTTTCTAATCTTCTTGTTGCCTCTTCTGGATTTTTATCATACGCTTCCTTATAATCTTCTTTTGTTTTACCAGGTCTAACTTCCCAAGTCGTCTTTTTACTTCGATAAATTTTCTTTTCTGTCTTTGATTGTTCCCATCTATAATTCATATAATCGTGTTCATGTCTTAAATAAGAAATTAAAATAATTCTAAATGTACTTCCTTCTTTACTACCCCATCTTGTTATTGCGGTAAACCATAAGTTATCATAAATTTCTTTTGCTTTATGTGGTTTAAATTCTGCAATCTCATCAAATATTGCTAACAATATATTCTTACCTTCACCCGAATATTTAACACTATTTAAACTATACGCGGTAATATTTTTTTTAAAATTAACTTTTGACACTTGTATATCTTTCAAGTCCCTCAAATCCATTCCCTTCTCCTCAAACCAATTTTTACCAGTAGCTGGATTTTTAACTGATTTCAATGCTGTAGTGAATCTATTAAAGAAAACATTCTTTGAATGAGCACCATTAACAGATATGTTAACTAAATCAATAGGTTCACTTTCAGTAAAATTTAAATATTTTTGGGGATTCCTTAAGCACATTAAAAAATAAGCTGTATAAATTAAAATGCGCGCGCATGTAAAATCTTTTCCTCCACCTTCTCCCCAAAATAATAAATATTCTAAGTATTCTTTACTCCATTCTTTACCTTTAAATAAATTATCAAGAACATCTAATTGAGGAATAGATAATGCCGGCTTTAACCAATCACTAAAGAAAACTGTAGGAGATACTGGAAATTCTTCCCAAACAGTATCCCCTTGTAGTGTATTAGTTACAGTCTCTGAAATAGTTGTTTTTATTAACTCATTTAAGTTCATATATATTAATAAAGAAAAATTTCTTATGTTTTGTTTTTATTAACTATTCTTTTATTATTCAGGTTTTTTGACCTGAGTTTTCCCCTTCATTTGTTTATCTATACTATTTAACACATAACGAATATCCAATAAAAGAGTGGCAAAGAATTTATCTTTACCTTCTAGTTTTTCTACTTCTTTAACGTATTCTTCATATTTACTCATTTTACTTCTCCTCCTTTTTTGATTCTGTAACAGTCAGAATCTTTATGTGGTGTGCTTACTTCTAAAACCTTTAATTCACTAACAGTGTTATTTCTAAGCTGATGGAATTGTATTGGCTTAACGCGACATGTATCACCTCCTTGTGTTAAATAAATGTTTTGGAATCCTACTAATAAATCTAAAAACCCACTAATAACTATAAATGTTTCATCTTTTTCTTTATGAAAATGAATTGACGTTTTAAAACCAGAATTAATATATAAATACTTAGCACAATATAATTCATTATTTACTAACCATTCTTCTCTTCCCCATATTTTATTTATCGTTTTCATCTTCTTCCTTATAAGTTTTTAATTCTATAAAAGCATTTTGTTGTGCTTCTATTGGAACAAATTTATAAATAATTTGAACAAAAAATTCAATTAATGGAGTTATTTTTGCATTAATTTTATCCACGTGAATAAAGTTTTGTTGTAAAAATTTATCTTCTTTCCCTGTTAATTGTAGAATCTTTGCTTCTTCAGAAATTAATTTAACAATACTATCTAATGCTTTTCTTTCGTCATCTATTGAACCTCGTGGTATAGTTAATTGTTTTCCATCTTTTCCTGCAACTGTAATTTCTTCACCCGCTTTATCACGTAACTTCCAATATTCTGTTTTTAAATGATTTAGTTCATCAATAAATCTTAAAATTTTATCTAATTTATTTTTTAGATAATCTGGATTTTTTGATATATATTTCGCATAACGTGTATTTAATTTTTTTACATCATTATAAACTGTCTGTGGATGAACCTTTAAAATCTCAGCAATTTTGGCTTGGGAATATCCACGTAAAATATACTCTTGTACTGAATCTCTTCGTTTAATTATCAGTTTGTTTAACATATTCCCTAACTATTATTTTGATTTTATATAATTCTTTTGTTATGGTAGCTGGACACATTTTTATTTTTTTGGCTATGTCAATATTTTTATAATTTTTAAGTTTCATTTCTAATATAATAAACTGTCTACCTGTTAACCTATTTTTTAAATCAATTAAATGTAAGTTCAACCCAATTTTCTCGTATGGGATAGTTAAATATTTTATTATTTCCATAGAACTAATCTTCTGATTCCTTTGAGAAAAAAGAATCTATGGAAATTGAATTAGCTAAAGGATTCTTCATATGCTTTTTTAATCTATTTAATAGATGCCATTTACAACGTAAGAACCACCAACCAACTTTTTTTGTTCTACTTTCTTTATTTCTTTTATAATCTTTAATAATCATTAATTTTAATTCCTGAATCGTATCTTCTTTATGCTCAGAATTTAACCTAAATTTCCAAGCAAGATAATCTAAGGGTTGTGAAAGTTCATTTAATAATTTTAATAATTTTTTTTGTTTTTTCATTACTGCCAACTTTTAAATGTTCATGTAAGTAGCCCATAATATTAAATAATAAAGCACAAAGAGCTTCTTCTATTCCATCTTTAGTTGTAATCTTTCTATGCTCTTTCCATAAATCCATAAAATGTCTAAATCCTGATTTTATATAACAATCTTTAGGCATTCCT